GCCTTATACTTTTGATTTAGATAAGCTCTATGTAGAGCATTTAAATAAGATTGGAGCATGGTTAAGACAAGATCGTAGTTTCTGTAGTTGTGATATTGGTAAATATACTACAATATCTCCAGAAGGTATTCAAAATAACTGTACTGCTATGAGCCAACAACTAGTTCGATTAGATGATACTAGAGCTCAACGTAGATGTAAACATGAAGATTGCCAAAAATGTGAATTTGGAGCAATCTGTGATGGTGGTTGTCGTTATGAACGTTATGAGAAGTTCGGTGATGACTGGGAGAACTATTATTTAGATTGCACATGTCGTATAACTAAGATATTTGGTAAAACTATTAAGAACTTCTTGGCTTCATTAACTCCCGAAGAAAAGAAAATACTTCTTAAGAAATACTTAGACTATACAGCATGGACTCAACGTGAGCATAATATTACTCCATTAGAAAGTATTAATAAAAACGATAAATTCTAACCATTTTTATACTCCTTGAATTTGTAATTATTCTAAATTTCAGTTATATATTATTAAGGTGAATAAAGTAGTTTATTTATAATATTAAAGGAGTATTAAAATGAAAGAAGAAAAACAAGTAGAGTACATTAAGGAATTCGTAGAATTCCCAACTTTTATCAGGTCTTTTGTAAGACCAAAAAATCTTTTCGCTGCTGAGACAGAAGCGTGGCGTTTCAGATGTCCAAATTGTGATCTTCAAGTATCTGTAATACGGAGTGCAACCTCTCTTGGAGGTCGCAAAGGTTTATTTGAACTTGCATTCATGAAAGGTGACGAAGTCTGCTGGGACACTGAGTTGTGTTTTGATGTTGTAGGTTATCTCACTGAGAATGAAGTTTTAGAGTATTTAGAAAAAGCTAGACATCTGTCTTATGACTCAAAAACGTCTAGATATGTAGTAAAATAGTTTAATTATATTTTTAAAAATAAGAAGGTAGAAGAAATGAAAAACACAAAAATCAAGACAACAGGAATCGCTTCTGTTTTAAAATCAATGAATTATAAAACAAACGTAATCGTGAATCACATACCTCATGGGTATAAAACTATTTTAGTAGCAATGCGAGAAGATGCATTATTTGAAATGCATCTTACATTGAAAGAATCATTATTTGGTGATTCGAAGGTCTTAGTTCGTATGTATAATATGAAAAAAGACTACGAAAGTATTATCGAAAAAGTTGTTGATACTAGTAACCGAGAATCAGTTGCTAAGTCAATAGCAAAAACAATCGAATCTGCAAATAAAGAAACAATATTATTTACAGACAGAATGCTAAGAATGTTCTTTATATCTTTAGTTAATGCTAGAGCTGTAAAGGAGTATTATTCCGCAGAAAAACAAATCTATAAATTTTATGATTTAGTAAATACTGCAAAATGGTAACTCGGTAACTATAACCATACCCAATAGGTAGGAGTATGGTTATTAAGTTATATATTTTAATTTAAGTTTTTAATTATTATTATTTTAATTTTAGGAGGATTTCAAAATGAAAACAAGTAAACTTTTATTAACAACAGCTATTATTGCATCTTTAGGTACTACTGCTTTCGCGGCAGATACTACAAATCAAGTATCTGGTAACTTAAATCAAGTTGAAGGTGATAATAATATTGTTCTCGGCAACTCTAATAATGTTGCTGCGTATTCATCTGTAACTATCGGTAATCATGTGTATTCTCATGCTCGCACATATAATGAAGAAGAAACAAGCGGAACATATTCCTTCTCCCCTAAAAATAAAGGGAATATCGCTATTGGTGATCATACAAAAGTAGATGTTAGAGCAGGTACAGCAATTGGATACCTTGCTCAATCTTTTGGCGACGCATCTGTAGCTATTGGTGCTTATAGTATGGCATACGATGATGTGCACAAAGTTGATAGTAAGTATGCTGGCGTAAAAACAAATCAAGGTGTATTCAGTATTGGTAGCAGCTATGCACCATTCTATGATAAAGGCACTACACCAGAAGCAAAATTCCGAGTTTTCACACGTCAACTACAAAATGTAGGTGCTGGTGAAATTTCCGCTAAATCTACAGACGCTGTTAATGGTAGCCAATTGTATGATGTTATGATGGAAGCCCAAAAACACACTGTTGTACAATCTGGTGATGATAACATTGTAGTCGATGGTGAAGATGGTTTCTATACTGTATCAATGAATAAAGATTTAAATCTTAATTCTGTTAATTTAAATGACGGTAATAATGAATCTCATTATACAACAGAAGGTATTTCTATGGTGCATCGTGGCGATGGTACAGAACCTGTATATAATACTACTTATAATTATAATGGAATTCGTATCGCTACTAATGATGGTAATGCCCGACCAATCGATGAAATCACTTTAACCGCTGATGGATTAAATAATGGTGGTAAGAAAATTACTAATGTTAGCCGCGGTGAAAAAGATACTGATGCTGTTAACGTAAGTCAACTAAAAGAAGTAGGAAATAAAGTTAATGATAATTCTAAACGTATTGATACAAATGAAACTCGTATCAATGATATCAGTGCTAAAGTAGATAAAAATAAAGAAGTATTAGGTAATCATGAAGGTCGTATTACAACTTTAGAAAATAAAGTTACTGATATTGGTACTAATGCTATTAACCAAGCTAACCATTACACGGATATGCAAGTAGCTAAAGTAGGTGCTAATGCAGCGGCTCTAGCAGCTTTACACCCACTTGATTATAACCCAGACCATAAGACAGATATCATGGCTGGAGTTGGTCATTATAAAGGTAAAACCGCTGTAGCACTTGGTGTATCCCATAGACCAAATGAAAATACAATGGTTACTTTCGGTACTACTATCAATGGTAAAGATACTATGGTAAATGCCGGTGTATCGTATAAGGTAGGAGCTAAAGGTTCTACTTATAAGAGTCCATTAAAAATGGCAAAAGAAATTGATGAGTTGAAAGCAATTGTAGATAAGTTGCTTAAAGATAATCAAGAACTTCATAAAGCTTTAGAAAATAAATAATTATAGTTTATAAAGCCTCTTAATTGAGGCTTTATTTTTTTAAGGAAGAATTTCGAATGAAAACAAATAAAATTTTACTAACTTTGATATTGACAACCTTATCCACTACAGCTATGGCGGCAGATTCTACTACTCATGATTATCATACTGGTCAATATCCAGTAGCCGAGTCAGTTAAAAACAGTATTATCTATGGTCATGATACAAATGTTACACAAGCACACGGTCATTTGACTAATATTATTGCTGGTGGTGAAAATAACACTGTTCAGCTTGATGCACATAATAGTGCAACTTTCGGTATTGGAAACAATAATAATTCTGCAAATTCTGTAGTGGCTGGCGACCATAATACAATCACGAATGCGAATAATTCTATCGCTGGTGGTATTTATAATGCTAGTCATTCTAGCAATACATTAGTATTCGGTTATAATAATGCTATCGATTTCCGAAGTGATAATTCTATCGCTGGTGGCGAAAGAGCAAAACTTACTGGCAAAAACTCACTAGTATTCGGTGAAGATGCTAAAGTAGAAGGCGATAATACATATGCAATCGGTAAAGAAGCAATCGCTACTGCTAGTAATTCTATTGCTATTGGTAATCAAACCAATGCCACTGAAGAAAATACATTAGCTATTGGTCATAATATTACAACTGGTAAAAAAGGTAGTATTGGTATTGGTACTGATATTACAAATACAAACGGCTATGGTATCGTTATCGGTAATAATAGCTCCACTAATAGTCTTGGTGGTGTTGTCGTTGGTGATCACAGTAAGTCTACTTTTGACAACGGTGTAGCTGTTGGTAACAGTAATGAAGCAGGTAATAATTCAACAGCAATTGGTAGTATTGCTAACGCAACTGGAGTAAGTTCTGTGGCTATCGGTCATATGGTTAGTGCAGAAGGAACTTATAGTGTAAATATTGGTACAGCTAATGAAGGTGCAAGTAAATATTCTACGATGGTTGGCAGTAACAACTATATTGTACATAGCGACCATTTGGAAGATCCACAAGGTGATACTGTAATGGGCAACGCCAACATTGTACAAGACAGTTACCATGTAACAGTTGTTGGTACAGATAATCAACTCTCCAATGCTAACTATGCTGTAGCTATTGGCAATAATACATCTGTTACAAAGGAAGAATCTGTAGCTATTGGCCACAACAGCAATGCTAATACTGTAGTTGGTACAGCATCTGCTACAATCAATGGTAATACATATACATTCGCTGGTAATGCTCCACTTGGTACTGTATCTATTGGCGATACCGATAAAGAACGTACCATCACTAATCTAGCAGCTGGTAGAGTATCCACAACTTCTACTGATGCTGTAAACGGTAGCCAATTAAACTCTGTTATCGAAGAAACAAATAAAATCGGTACTAAAGTAGTTGATTTGGATAATAAAATTGATACTAAAGTAAATGATTTGAATAACAAAATCATCGAAGTTGGTTCCAATACACTTAATCAAGCTAACAACTACACTGACAGCCAAGTAGCATACGTGGGTGCTCAATCTGCAGCATTAGCTGGCTTGCATCCTTTGGACTTCAACAAAGATGACAAAGCTTCCTATGCTGCATCCGTTGGTCATTACAGAAATGCCAATGCTGTAGCAGTTGGTGCTTTCTACCGTCCTAACGAAAGAACAATGATTTCCGGTGCAATCAGCTTCGGTAAACACCCTCAAATGAATTTGGGTGTAGCGTTCAAAACTGGTAAAGGCTCTGAGTACATCAATGAAGCAAAATCCAAAGATAGCCGAATTGAAAAACTAGAAGCTTTAGTAGATAAATTGACTGCAGAAGTTGCAGAGCTTAAAGCTGGTAAATAATTTATATTATAAAGAGCCTCAATTGAGGCTCTTTTTTTTAATTAAAGGAGAAATTTCAAATGAAAACAACAAACAAACTTTTATTAACTGCTGCTGTTTTATCCACTATCACCGCTGGTGTAAATGCAGAGGATATTACATTAAAAGATAATCATACAAAAGAATCCAATTATAATCTAGTATCTACAGTGGGTAATGTAAAAGTCGACCCTGTCGTTCCTAAGAACGAGAACACTGTTCATAACGTTATTCTTGGGGGTTGGAGCAAATTCACTGGTACCAACATCTATAATATTTTATCTGGGACTGAACTTAAAACATCTGGTCGTAATGTAGAAAATATTATTATGGGTGATGCATTAAAAGTTCAGGATTCTGCTTATGGTCTTATTCTCGGTAATACAAATACTGTCGAAAACGATGAAGAAAGTATTAAAAAGTACGGTCGTAATTCAGTAATGATTAAAGGTGGTCATAATACGGTAAAAAATTCACCACTTGCTACAGTACTAGGTGAGGGCACAACTGTAACAAACTCCTATGGAGTTTTTGCTAATGGTAAAGGTATTGTTGCTGAAAACGCTCGATGGTCTGTAGTTATGGGGGAGGGTGCTTCTATTAAATTGCCTGAAGCCGGAAAAGGTTCATCCATCGTTATTGGAGCTAAAGCCAATACTAATAACTATTACACCGTTTCTCTAGGTGCTCATGCATCTACTACAGCTTACGCTGCTACTGCTATCGGTGGTGCTTCTGTAGCTAATGGCAAGTACTCTTTAGCGATGGCTCAAGGTACAGCTAATGGTTATGGTGCAATCGCTATTGGTATGGATTCTAAAACTGATAATGATTATGCAGTTGCTATTGGTAATAAAGCCAAAGCTACTGGTGTTGGTTCTATGGCATTAGGCGACGATAGTGTAGCAGATAGATTAGCTGGTACAGTTGGTTACTTAGCAGAAGGTAAAGATGATGCTACATGGAAATCTACTAAGAGTGCTTTATCCGTTGGTGATAGAGAAAATAATGTTACTCGTCAAATAACAGGCTTAGCTGCTGGTACAGAAGATACTGATGCAGTTAACGTAGCTCAGTTAAAAACTGTTGAAGTAGAAGCTAAAAAGCATTCCTCTGTAATTGCTGGCGATAATACAACTGTAACTACAGGTACAAACGCTGCTGGTGGTGTTGAATACAAAGTGGCTGTAAACAAAGATTTGAATGAAATGAATTCCGTTAACTTCGGTAAAGCTAGCGATGATGTACGTTCCACTGTTACTAAAGATGGAGCTCGTTTCTTTAACGGCAGCGAAAACATCGGTGTTACATCAAATGGCATTCAAATCGAAAATACTGATACATTAGATCAAGCAAAATTTGACAAAACTGGTATGTATGCTAGTGAAGGCAATAAAACAGTTTACTACACTACAGCTGGTATCAGTGCTGGTGATCAAATCATCAACAATGTAAAAGCTGGTGTAGCAGATACTGATGCAGTTAACGTTAAAC